AAAGAAGAGGTTTGTTAACTGGCGTTGTTTTGGTAATATCAGGCTGATCATTACCTGCAGAGACAATGCTGAAAAAACTATGTTGAACATAGCAGATATCAGGATCAGGATTAGCATCTCCCAGATGCCCACCAATCATGTATATGATACGATTGGATTGTAATTGAGTTTCTACTTCTTTACGATATAATGCCCAATCCATGCGTACCGGTTCAGTAGTGTAGACTATTACCAAGTCGTAATCACACAACAATAAATCACGATCAAGCATGTCGGTATGCCAACTTTCTGTAGTTGACAGCCAAATGCTTTCATGCCGAATGAGTGCAATTTTTTTTCTACTGTCGTACATATCCAAGGCAGGAGGATACTGAGTGCAGTGTATTTCAGACTGATCAAACAACGGAACCCCTAATCGTTCAGATAACCGGTACTCGATCCACTCAGTCTCCTCAGTATTGCCGCCAGGGTACCAAATAACATATTTGTTCATAGCGATACTTATCAGTTAACAAACTTTGCCTTTTACTATTGCGATGCTAAATAAAAACGTATACAATACAACTTGTATGCACAGGCAACTACACATCTAAGTTTTTAGATAGGCATATAACATAGGCAACTTAACAAGGAGAAACACTATGGCATCATTATCAGAAATCAGAGCACGACTACAGGCAGCAGAAGGCAACAAAGGCGGACAAGGTTCGCAAGGTGGCGGGGACAAATCGATCTACCCACACTGGAATATGGAAGAAGGCCAATCGGCTACATTACGCTTCCTCCCTGATAGTAACACAAAAAACACATTCTTCTGGCAAGAACGAGCAATGATTCGTTTGCCTTTCAACGGCATCAAGGGAGAAATGGATTCTAAACAGGTTATGGTACAAGTACCCTGTGTTGAGATGTGGGGCGACGCTTGCCCAATCTTGGCAGAAGTACGCACCTGGTTCAAGGACAAGAGCCTTGAAGACATGGGTCGTAAGTACTGGAAAAAACGCAGTTACATTTTCCAAGGCTTTGTTCGTGAGAACCCAATTGGTGACGACAAGACCCCGGACAATCCTATTCGCCGATTCATCATTGGCCCTCAATTGTTCACACTTATCAAAGGTGCATTGATGGATCCTGAACTGGAAGAATTGCCAACAGACGCACTGCGTGGCCTGGATTTCCGTATCACAAAAACACAAAAAGGCGGATACGCCGACTACAACACTAGTAAGTGGGCACGTAAGGAATCTGCGCTGACAGAAACTGAGCAAGCCGCAATCGAAGCACATGGCTTGTTTGACTTGAGCACATTCTTGCCCAAGCGCCCAACAGACGTGGAGTTGAAGGTGATCAAAGAGATGTTCGAAGCATCCGTAGATGGCCAGCCGTACGACACAGATCGTTGGGGACAATACTTCCGTCCAGCAGGTGTTAACGCACCAGCAGGTGCCAACAGTGGCGTCACTGAAGACGATATTGTGGCTGCAAGTGCCCCAGTAGCAAAGGCTGCTCCAACACCTGTTCCAGTAGCAAGTGCATCACCATTTGATGACGAGGAAGAAGCACCGGTTGCTACAGCGCCAGTTGCCAAACCAGCGGCCACAGGTCAAAATGCACAAGACATCTTGGCAATGATTCGTGCAAGACAGCAAAAGTAATCAATGAATAACACAAACACCGTTTGGTGTTTGTGTTTTATCTATTATAAAATTAATATGAAATTTTCTTTGGTATTTGAGAATACTGGTGATAGCATACCTTTTGAAGTAGTGTACAACCATGAATTGCTTGAATTTTTTGTAGAAAAATCGATTAGCAGTAATCAAAATAAATTTTCTGACAATCAAACAATAGCAAAAAATGTCAGCAAAAGTTTAACAGATCTTCACTGGGCGTTATCAAATACCAACGATCTTCTTTATGATCTTGTTGGGATCAGCTTTCCACAATCAGACAATCTAGAAACATACCTAGATCAAAATCTTCTTAACCGGATACACGCCGAATGGGTATTTTCACAAAATTATAAAGTACAAGTCCATCAATTGAGATTTAGTCAAAATTCTAACTCTGCAAGATTAGGCAATCAATTACATGATCAATTCCCTGATGAAATAGTAGAAACACGATTAGCAGTGGCTATGCAACATCTTGGAAAGATTTTTCCATATGAAGATGTAAATATGGCGGTCCATAGACTGGAATCAATTTTTACTAAACCCATTGAGTTTAACGCTTCTAGCAAGTGGGAAGTATTTGATAATCCATTCCAAAAAACATCCATGATTTCTAATCAAGATTGCATGAATTTTACCTTTGGATACACCTATGTAGGGCGACAACTTTATAACAAGTTTGAATATTTTGATATGAATCTTGATTGCAAAGATCATTACAATTATGAAACTTTAGAATATTCGTTTAATCTTAATCTACATCAACCCGAGACTATGGCATTTAGTCCAGAATTCCTGGCGTGGTGTAACCAACATAATCGACAACCGATGGCCAATCAGATTCCTGTTGCTAACATGATTGATCTAGATAAACACTTGACTGAGTATCGTAAAATACTTTATAATAACTCACAAGCAAACAATTTTGCCAGCATTATTTTACATTGAAAGAAACTATTATGGGAAAACCATTTGACGTAAGCAAGTTCCGCAAGGAAATTACAAAAAGCATTGACGGCCTAAGTATTGGCTTCAATGATCCTACAGATTGGATCAGTACAGGCAACTATGCCCTGAACTATTTGATCTCTGGCGACTTCAACCGCGGCATTCCGCTGGGCAAAGTCACTGTGTTTGCTGGTGACTCTGGTGCAGGCAAAAGTTATATCTGTTCAGGTAACATTGTTAAACACGCACAAGAGCAAGGTATCTTTGTGGTGTTGATCGACAGTGAGAACGCACTGGATGAAGACTGGCTCAAAGCACTTGGAGTTGACACCGGCCCAGACAAACTGCTTAAATTAAGCATGGCCATGATTGATGACGTTGCTAAAACAATTTCCACATTCATGAGTGACTACAAAGCCCTGCCCGATGGCGACCGCCCTAAAGTTATGTTTGTGATTGACTCCTTGGGTATGTTATTAACACCTACAGACGTTAACCAATTTGACGCAGGTGAAATGAAAGGTGACTTGGGTCGTAAACCCAAAGCACTCACAGCACTTGTTCGTAACTGTGTCAACATGTTTGGTAGTTACAATGTTGGCCTAGTTTGTACCAATCACACTTACGCAAGCCAAGACATGTTTGATCCGGATGACAAGATCTCCGGAGGCCAAGGCTTTATCTATGCCAGCTCTATTGTGGTTGCCATGAAAAAGATGAAGCTCAAAGAGGATGAAGACGGCAACAAAGTATCTGAAGTCAATGGTATCCGTGCAGGCTGTAAAGTTATGAAAACACGCTATGCCAAACCCTTTGAAGGTGTGCAAGTTAAGATTCCGTACACAACAGGCATGAGTCCTTACTCAGGTCTTACTGACTTGATTGAGAAAAAAGGCCTGCTCAAGAAAGAAGGCAACAGTCTTGTGTTTACCACAAGTGCTGGAGAGATCATCAAGAAGTTCCGTAAAGGGTGGGAACGCAACGATGACTCGTGCTTGGATGTTGTAATGAAAGACTTTGGTAATCAGAAGGCAGAGGTAACTACAGTCGAGGAGGATGCTGAATAATGTCAGAAGCAATTGCAAGTGAAATTTGGGGTGAACTCAAGCGTTTTGTAAACACAGTGGATCGTGCAGAGGCTGCAGAAACTGTAGTACAGATCTTGATGGATAATGACAGTGACGTAGAAGATATCCGTACAGCTTTCAAAGGCGACTCAGATATCAAACGTGCATTGACTGCATATCTTGACAACGACAAAGACTATGTCGAAGATGAGGATGCAGAAGAAGATGAGGATTTCAACGACTTCAGTGAGGATGACTGGGAAGATTAATGTCAAAGACATACTTTCCAATTCGTACTGCAACAAGTTGTCAATTAAAATGGAATTGGACTGCTCTGTATCTCAATGGCGGATTTTCTCGAACCTGTCATCGCACCGCTGAAACACCATTAACTCCAGAAAATTTTAACAATTTTCACAACACTGATGTTGTGTTAGCTGATCGTAGGAGAATGTTGCAAGGGCTGTGGCCTGAAACTAGTTGTTCTTATTGTAGAAATATTGAAGAGTCTGGCGGAGTAAGTGATCGGCTACGTCAAATTGACGCACCAGATTTATCGCCGCCAGAGCTTGTTGATGATGCTTCTGCGATTCAAGTCAGCCCTACAATACTAGAAGTATTTTTCAACAACACTTGTAATCTAGGATGTTTGTATTGTACTCCAGTATTGAGTTCAGTGATAAACGCAGAGAATCAAAAATTTGGTAGTTTTGAAAAAAACAATGTATCGTTAACATCAATTGACACACATTACAAAGACTTGTCACCGCATTTTTGGTCTTGGTTCCCTACAGGCTTTGTCAAACTCAAACGATTCGGAGTGTTAGGTGGCGAGCCGTTCTATCAGAAAGAGTTTGAAAAACTTCTAGACATGATAGAACAATATCCCAATCCCAACTGTGAACTTAACATTATTACCAATCTTATGGTGTCGACAGACAGATTAAACATGTTTGTTGACAGACTCAAAAAATTGTTGTTGACAAAAAAATTAAAAAGAGTGGACATTACCTGCAGTATAGATTGTTGGGGACCGCAACAAGAATATGTAAGGTGGGGGCTTGACCTTGCTCAATGGCAGCGCAACTTTGAAACGCTGATCACAAACAAATGGCTGTACATCAGCGTCAATCAGACCATCACTGCTCTCACCATTAAGACCATGCCCAAATTGTTGATCAAATTAAAAGAGTGGAATACTATACGACCAGTGCATCATCACTTTAGCGGTCCCGCACCTGGGCCCAGCTACTTTGATGCTGGAATTCTAGGTGGTGACCAGTTCAGACAAGACTTTGATCAAATATTGTCACTGATGCCACAAAGTACAGATGAGGACAAGATAACATATGAATATATGCTAGGCATAGCAAACAGCATTATTGACTCAGATGTTAATCCACAAGAAGTCTCTAAACTATTAACGTATCTTGATGAAAAAGATCGCAGGCGCAACACCAATTGGGAAGTGTTATTTCCTTGGCTAACTGAGTACAAAAAATATGTGGTATAGTAAAGTTACAGCAGACCTTGGTCTTCTTCCAGATTTTGTTGCATACTACGAACACGAACTAGATGCAGCCAAAAAAGACTGTCGCATTGGTGGTATAGTAGAAAAAAACATTACTGCACTACCAGGAATCACTGAGCATCGGTTTAATCAACTACAAGAGATTGAAGCGGTGCTTAATTTTCTCAACATACAGTTACGCAAAATTCGACGTCGACATTTTCAGAAGTATCTAGAAGGTTATGCTAGAGCATTAACCAGCAGAGATGCTGAAAAATATGTGGACGGCGAGGACGAAGTTATTGACATGGAAACTCTGATCAACGAAGTTGCACTATTGCGTAATCGATGGCTGGGAATCATGAAAGGCCTAGATACCAAGCAGTGGCAAATGGGTCATGTGGTCAGGCTAAGAACTGCAGGCATGGAAGACATACAAGTCTAAAAAATACGCAGGCACAGGTTCAACTGATACATATTGTATTGGAGAATCATATGAAACCCACAGCATTTGTTACAGGCATGACAGGGCAAGACGGCCCATACCTAGCTAAATTATTAATTGAAAAAGGCTACCATGTGTATGGCCTTGTTAAACGTTATTCAAATCCCAATCTTGACAACATCAAATGGTTAGGGATTGAAAATGACATTGAACTTATCACAGGTGACATCACTGATGAGAACAACATGAATCACATCATGCAAAGCGTCAAACCACAAGAAGTCTATAATCTTGCGGCTCAAAGTTTTGTTGGCATCAGTTGGGAGTTGAACAAACTCACTACAGAAGTAAACTGCATGGGTCCGTTGAATTTACTCAATTCGATTCGTCAGCACAATCCCAATGCAAAATTTTATCAAGCATCCACATCTGAGATGTTTGGCAATGCCACGGAACCTGGCCTGCAAGGTGAAACCACACCATTCCGTCCACGATCACCATATGGCGTGAGCAAGTTGTATTCACATTGGATGACTATTAACTTTCGTGAAAGTTATAGTTTGTATGCTTGCTCGGGTATCTTATTCAATCATGAATCGCCCTTGCGTGGTCGTGAATTTGTCACTCGCAAGATTACAGATGCAGTGGCACGTATTAAATTGGGCCTAGCAAATGATGTTACCTTGGGCAATCTAGACAGTGCTCGTGACTGGGGATTTGCTGGTGACTTTGTGGAAGCCATGTGGTTGATGTTACAGCAAGAAAAAGCCAGCGACTATGTGATTGCTACTGGACAACAACACACTATTGGTGACTTGTGTCGTGTGGCATTTGAACATGCAGGAATTCACGAATGGAAACACCTAGTAAAAAGTGATCCGCGATTTAAACGTCCAGCAGAACTTTACAGTTTGCGTGGAGATAGTGCTCGTGCTAGAGAACAGTTGGGGTGGAAACCACGTACTGACTTTGAAACCATGATACGTGACATGGTTGATGCTGATATCAAAAGACTAAGCGTCTAAACGGCAATCCTGATTTAATTTCCTCCACAGTCCACTCGGTGTGCGCCAGTTGTTCTAGCCATACACTGCGATCAGGATGTGGAGGATTTTCTATTTGTGATAAGTCCCAGTTGGCAACGGTACTGGCTAAACTGTCTGGACCAACGAACACTGGCACACCTGCCATCAATGCTTGCGGACCCGGCCCTGAGTTCCAATTTAGCACACAGTGAGCACTACTTAACAC